AAGGATGGACTAGATGTATTCATAGGTAACATAAACACTTCAGAGGATTTGATCATAGTAGAGGGTGAGATGGATTACTTGTCAGTTAAAGAAGCCGGATTCAGTAACGTAATATCTTTACCCTCTGGAGCAGGCTCAGGTAAGAAATTAGATTGTGTCACAAGAGCCTACAGACACCTAGAAAAAGTAAAAGACATAATATTATTCTTAGATAATGACGAGCCTGGTAGACAAACTAAAGAAGAATTAATCAATCGTTTGGATGCAACAAAGTGCTGGGAGATTAAAACAAAATACAAAGATGCAAATGAAATACTCATGAATGAAGGCAAGCAAGGATTAATCGATGCAATACAGAGTAAGACAAGAGTAAAACTAAAAGATGTAGACTTCTTAGTGAATGCAAAATCATTAGACTTAAAGAAACTACCAAGCATTAAGACACGATTAATAGAACTAGACCAGATAACAGGCGGATTAATATTAGGCTTAACATCTGTGTGGACTGGTAAGAACGGCTCTGGAAAATCAACTTTGTTAAACCAGATAATTGCTAACAGTGTGGACCAAGAATACAAGATATGTATATACTCTGGAGAGCTAAGCAACTCACTACTAAGATACTGGATAGAACTATCAATGGCAGGCAGAAACAATATAGAATTCAAACCAGCTGAGAAAGGCGAGATAGCATCAATAAAAGTAAAACCAGAAAAAGTAAATGCTTTACGTAGCTGGTACGGGAACAACTTAATAGTATGCGACAGCACGAAGAACAGAGAGCCTAAGAATCTACTAGAAAAATTCAAACAAGTATACAAAGTATATGGCACAAAACTATTTGTAGTGGACAACCTAATGACGCTAGACTTCGGGGGATACAGCAATGATATATTCGAGAAGGAAAGAAAATTCATGCAAGATTGTGCAGACTTTGCAGAGAAGTATGAAGTTCATGTGGCAGTAATAACACACCCGATAAAAACTAAAGAAAAAATAACTAAAGATTGTATAAGAGGAAGCGGACACATAACTAACATAGCACACCAGGTATACATGGTACACCGAATGAATGACAAAGAACTACTTGAGGATAATACTTATATAGAAGTAGCAAAGAATAGACTGCTGGGAATAGAGAAGGAAGTTAAAGTAGTATATGAACCTATTAGCAGGAGGTTCTATGGTAAGGGTGATGATGTTGATAGGAAGTTGGGGTGGGATAAATGATATCAATAGACATTGAGACATACAGCTCAGAAGATATTAAGAACGGAGTATATAAGTATGTATCGTCTCCAGATTTTGAGATATTATTAATCGGCTATTCTATTGATAACGGCGAAGTTAAACTAATAGACATCGTAAATGGGGATGAAGTACCACCTGAATTTGTAAAGGCTTTATCTAATCCCGAGATAATTAAGTCAGCATTCAATGCAAACTTTGAGAGAGTCTGCCTATCAAAACACTTCAACACCTACTTCAAGCCAAAGGGTTGGAACTGTAGCAAGGTACACTCTACCATACTAGGATTGCCAGCCTCATTAGATAAAGTTGGCGAGGTACTTAAACTAGAAGACGGTAAGATAAAAGAAGGTAAGGAACTCATAAGATATTTTTGCAAACCTTGTAGACCTACTAAAGTAAACGGGGGAAGAACTAGAAATCTACCTGAGCATGACCCAGATAAATGGGATTCATTTAAAACATACTGTATCCGAGACGTTGAGGTAGAGATGGACATCACAAGTAAACTAAGTAAATTTCCTATAATTAAAACTGAAGTTGAACTGTATGAACTAGACCAATTAATAAATGACAGAGGTATAAAGGTTGACATGGAACTAGTAAACAATGCTATTGAGTGCGACAGTTTAAACAGACAAGATACCGAAGATAAATTAATTGAACTAACAAAAGTTGATAATCCTAATTCATTAATGCAACTGAAGGCATGGTTCGCAGAGCAAGGACTAACCATAGAATCACTGGATAAAAAAGCTATCTCTGACTTATTAAAAACTAACCTAAAAGATAACATAAAACAGGTGTTAAAATACAGACAAGAACTAGGCAAAACATCTGTAAAAAAATATGAAGCTATGAAAAGTACAGTTGGTAAGAATGACAGGATAAGAGGGGTGTTACAATACTATGGCGCTGGTCGTACTGGTAGATGGGCTGGCAGACTTGTACAAATACAGAACCTACCACAAGGTAAGCTTGAAGAATTAGAAGGACCTAGAGCACAACTTAAAACAAAACAATTCGCAAAACTTAAACAACATGGTACTACATCTAATGTATTGTCTGGATTAATCAGGACAGCTTTTATACCAGAACCTGGCAAGAAGTTTATCGTAGCAGATTTCTCAGCAATAGAAGCCAGAGTACTAGCATGGATTGCAGGAGAATCTTGGAGACTGGATGTGTTTAATACTCACGGTAAGATATATGAGGCATCGGCAAGTAAAATGTTTGACGTACCAATAGAAGAAATAACAAAAGAATCTCCGCTCAGACAGAAAGGAAAGATAGCAGAGCTAGCATTAGGATACCAGGGTGGGACTGGAGCTTTAATAAGTATGGGTGCTTTAGAAAAAGGATTAACAGAAGAAGAACTTAAACAGATAGTTAAAGACTGGAGAGTAGCCAACCCAAGTATAACATCTTTTTGGGAAGGTGTAAACAAAGCAGCTATGAGTTGCATAAAAGAAAAGATTGAAACTGAATTCAGACAAATAACTTTCAATTTCAATAGTAACATTTTATTCTTAACGCTTCCATCTGGCAGGTCACTTGCATATACCATGCCTAGGATCGAAAAGAACAGATACGGGACACAAAGTATAGTATTCAAAGGCGTAGGCATGACTAAAAAGTGGGAGGACATACCCACATACGGCGGTAAACTAACAGAGAATATAGTACAAGCAATAGCCAGAGACCTATTAGCAGAATCTATGTTGAAGCTTGACAAACTAGGATATAAAATAATAGCTCATGTACACGATGAAGTTATAATAGAAGCAGAAGATGATAAAAAACTTGAGGATGTGTGCAGGATAATGTGCGAGCTACCCACATGGGCTTCCGGATTACCCATGAATGCTGATGGATTCGAGGGGTACTACTACAAAAAATAGAAAGGCGGGATTGTGTGAGATTATTACTGTACTGTATAAGATGGCAACTTGGTACACCGATATTGTTTCTATGTATTCAATTCATACCCTTCAGTAACATGTATAAAACAATCATAGCAAACATCGTAGGAGCACTTATATTTTACAACGTGGATAAATATTTATTCGGCGATAAGACTAGGAGGACAACATGAGATTAGAATTCTTTCTACAAGGAAAAGTTAGAGGTAAAGAACGTCCTAGGTTTGCTAAGGGTGGGTATGCATACACGCCAAACAACACCAGAGAATACGAAGAGAAAGTTAAGAACGCATACAGACTACACTTCGGTGATACAAAAATCCAAGGTAACGTGCCACTGAAACTAGAACTAGAAATCGGAATGTTGATACCTAAGAGTAGGCCGACTAAAGAAAAAGAAATGTTATTACAGAATAAATACGCAGTAAAGAAACCAGATATAGATAACATAGAAAAGATAGTAACAGATGCGTTGAATGAAGTAGCATACGAAGATGATGTGCAAATATGTGTGGTTATAAAATCTAGGTATTGGGTATTGACAGAGTCCGAAGAAGGTGTTAAAATAATAATAGAGGTGATATAATGATTATTCAAGTAAAAGTTGAAGCTACATCGGGGCACAGAATACAGATGCCACAATATACCAGAGATGGTGATGCTGGGATGGATGTTAGAGCAGCCGAAACAGTAACTATAAGTGCTAAGAAAACAGAAGTAATACCACTTGGTTTTAAAGTAGCAGTACCAGCAGGATTTGAATTACAGATAAGACCTAGAAGTGGCGTAAGTTTAAATACTAATTTAAGGATAGCTAATTCCCCAGGAACTATAGACTCTAATTACAGAGGTGTAGTAGGAGTTATAGTTGAGAATACAGGCAGAAAACCAGTAACCATACAAGCAGGCGACAGGATAGCTCAGATAGTTTTGAACAAAGTTCCAGAGTTTAATATGCAGAGGGTTGACAAACTTGATGATACCGACAGGGGAGAAAATGGATTCGGAAGTTCTGGGATAAAATAATTTATATGGGGGTGATTAATATTAAAGAAGATGCTGTTAATCCGAAACATTATAAAGACCATCCAAGCGGAGTTGAATGTATAATAATAACAGAGCATATGGATTTTTGTATAGGCAATGCTGTGAAGTATTTATGGAGAGCAGGTAAGAAGGATGATAACGTTCAAGACTTAAAGAAAGCCATTTGGTATATAGAAAGAAAAATAAAATTATTAGAAAAAGGAGATGTTTAACATGGGTATGTATGATACAGATAATTTGATGGACCACTTACTGAAAAAGAGTGAAGAGAGAAGAGAGGCAGAAAAAGAAGCGGCGAGGAAAGCGATAGCGGAGGCTGATGCAGAGATAGAAAAGCAAAATATAATAAAAGAACATTACAATAAAAAATTAAAATAATTTAGAAGGAGGTGGTTAAGTGTTACAAATAGGTATATCATATGATAAAGAATTTGTGGAACTATATGAATCTATACCTAAGAAACTATTAGACATTGAGGGTATAGGAAAACAACTGAACATAGATTACGCAAGTAAGAAGTTTTTCAAAGGCACAAACGTAGCAGACTCTAGTATAGACAGCAACGCAAATATAGATGACTTGAACATGACTACTTATAAGACTGAGATAAATAAACCATACGATAAACTTAACGGTTTGTATCTTATATGGAAGAGAGCTAAAAAACTATATGGTACTAAAGAAGCTGACAAGATACTTAAACTAGAATTCTATGGTAACTTATATTATAACGATAGCACAGGGGTTAACTTCCCCTACTGTTATAACTACAGTACGATGGACTTAGCGACAGGCGGACTACCTATGGTATCTAAAATCAAATGTGACCCACCTAAACATCTAAGTGCTTTCATAGGTCAGCTAGTAAACTTCATGTCTATAGCAAGTAATAACACCTTAGGTGCTACAGGCTTAGCCGATCTTCTCATAGTAGCTGCTTGGTATGTTGACAGAAGAGTAACACCTTACAGTATAAACGAAATAAAACAAGAGTTACAGTCATTTATATTTACAGCTAATCAACCTTTCAGAGGTGGTGTTCAGAGTAGTTTTACTAACATAAGTATATATGATGATTACTTCTTAGATAACTTAATACCGGGGTATATATTCTTCGATGGCACAACACCGAAGAAAGATACAGTTAAACTACTACAGCAGATATTTCTAGAACTAATGAACGAGACTATGGAGAAAACATTATTTACATTCCCAGTTACTACTGCTTGCTTCAGTGTTGATGATGATCTTAATATAGAAGATTTGGACTTCTTGAAACAAGTTACTGAAGTGAATAAGAAGTTTGGATTCATAAACTTCTATGCTGGTAAGACAAGTACTTTAAGTTCATGTTGTAGGTTAAGAAGTGAAACCGATAATGAATTCTTTAATATGTTCGGGGCAGGGTCAACGAAAATAGGTAGTGCTAGTGTATGTACTGTTAACTTACCTAGACTATTAGTAGAGGGTGAACTCGAGGATGTGGTTACATCGGCACTTAAAGTTAACCACGTAAGAAGAAGCATAATCAAAGACAGAATAGACGCAGGGTTGCTACCTTTATACTCTCATGGATTCATGGCATTGCACACACAATACAGCACCATAGGATTAGTAGGTATATATGAATATATAAACATGAAAGAGTTTAGTGTTTCTGAATACACCAAATCTGCTACTGAGTTACTGGATAAAATACATTTGATTACTGATAAATGGTCGAAAAAATACGGCTACCCAGTTAACATAGAACAAGTACCAGCCGAAACTGCTGGCATAAAACTAGCACAGAAGGACAGAGTCCTCGGCAAATTAGACAAACAACTATACTCTAATCAATTCCTACCACTGACTATGGAAGCTGATATGTTAGACAGGATTGAAATACAAGGTAAGCTAGATAAGCTATTCAGTGGCGGTAGTATATTACATCTTAATGTAGAACAACCTATAGAGAATGCAAATGATGAAGCAGAATTAATTAAGTACTCAGTTAAAAAAGGCGTGGTGTATTTTGCTAGGAACAGTAACATACAGAGATGTGCTGAAGGACATATAGGTGTAGGTAAACGTACTAACTGTTCTATTTGTTCCGAACCTATAGTTGATAACTTTACAAGAGTAGTTGGATTCTTAACTAATACTAAGAACTGGAACGTTGTGAGAAGAGAAGTGGACTACCCTAATAGAAAGTTTTACAAAACAATTGACAATGATTATGATATATGATATAATAAACTAAAGGAGGTATTACGTTATGAGAGTAGTAGATTCTAAGTTTATGTGCGAGGGTTGCGGAAATGTTACTGGCTTGAGATGTTCTATAGGCAAGTGCATTGGATGCGGAGCAGAGGTATGTTTTAATTGTACAGCATTTGAAGTAGATAATTACAAAATCAGATACTGTGAACACTGCTCTTGTAATAGTACAAAAATAAAGGAGGACATGTTATAATGAAAAATTTAATTAAACTTTTTAATTTTTTTCCGACAAAGAAAGTTTTAGCTCTAACTGTAGTGGGTAGTGTAGTTGTCTTCATAGGTACAGGCACACAAATACCAGAAGGTTATATGGGTTTCGCAGGATTGGTTATAGGTTTCTATTTCGGCAGGTCAAACAAAGAATCGGAGGGCTTTGATAATGATCAGTAATGTTGGAATCGTAAAACATAAACTAAGTAGCGAACTAAAAGAGATTGAAATACTACCACTAGGAGACTTACATATTGGTGATGGTAATACTAACTTAACTAAGTTCTTTGATTTCATAAGATACGTTTCAGAAAGTAAGAAGACTTACGTTATACTCAACGGGGACCTGATGAACAACGCATTAAAGACTAGTGTATCGAACGTATATAACGAGACGATGTCACCAGCATTACAAAAGAGATTCTTAGTACAAACATTAAGAGATATAAAAGATAAAATACTTCTTGTTAACACAGGTAATCACGAACAAAGGACAACTAAAGATGCGGACGTAGACTTAACCAAAGACATATGTATAGAACTAGATATAGAACATTTATATTGCGGAGAAGGTGGAGTACTTCATTTAAACTTTGGTACTTCTGCTAAGTTGAAACAAAACATGTTATACACTTTATACGTGACACATGGTTCTGGAGGAGGCTCTAAATTAGGAGCTCCTCTATCAAGAATAAATGATTATGGCGGATCGTTTGAGGGTATAGATATATTCATCATGGGGCATACACATAAAATGACAAGTGGTATCGACAGTAAATTATGTTATGACGCCAGGCACAACAAACTCATACAGAAGAATGTAGGATATGTTACAGCAAATGCTTGGCAAAAGTACGCAGGATATGCACAGAGAATGATGTTAAAACCTTCGGCTAACGGAGCTACTAGGATACTATTAAACGGTACTACTAAAAATTTTAGATTAATACAGGAGGGGTAATGGTGAAACTGATAAACGCTAGCTACGAAATACTTGATGACTTAAATAGATTCATATTAAAAAGAATAGAGATGGCGGGAAGAACTTGTTATAAGAGTGAAGCTAATATCACTGAAGATTCTGCTAGTAAGTTTGTACGAATGTTAATTAATCGTGGTCATGAAGCTATGATTGAGCATGTAAGTTTCTCTGTAAAGTTCATAGTTGATAGGGGCGTATCACATGAGATAGTTAGGCATAGACATTTTAGTTTTGCCCAAGAATCTACAAGATATGTTAACTATAATAAAAGAGATATGACATTCATAAAACCTAATTTGCCGAAAGAAGCTTATAATTTTTGGGAAGATATGATGTGTTATTCTAAGATACACTATGAAAGATTGATAAAACTAGGAGTAAAACCGGAGATGGCTAGGAGCATATTACCTAACTCATTGAAGACTGAAATCATAGTGACTGGTAACATGAGACAATGGAGACACTTTTTAAAACTTAGAACTCACAACACAGCACATCCACAAATACGTGAAGTTGCAGTACCGCTACTTGAAGAATTGAAACGGAAGTTACCAGAGTTGTTTGACGATATCTAAGGAGGTAGTTTATAATGCGTAAAGTACGTGATGCATACCTTAATAGTATGCCAGATTTTGGTCTTAAAGAAGTAAAAGTAATCGCAAGGATGGGTGGACTTATCAATTTTACAGACGAAAAGGGGAATACTTTGCTCCATTTTGCCAGAACAGAAGAAGCTGTAAAGGCACTTATAGAGTATGGTGCAGATGTTGATGCTAGCAATACTTGGCATAAGAGACCAATTCATTTTGCTGAAACAGCAGAAATTGCAAAGTTACTTATGGATGCAAGCACGGAGCGTGTTCATAGCACAGCACTTCATAATGTTAGGTCAGCAGAGATTGCGAAGGTACTCATAGAAGCAGGTGCCGATGTTAATGTTGAAGATTCTTGTTGGAATGTGCCACTTCATAAGGTTAGGTCAGCAGAGATTGCGAAGGTACTCATAGAAGCAGGTGCCGATGTTAATGTTAAAAACAATAGCGGTAACACACCACTTCATTTTACTAGATCAACAGAGATTACAAAAGTACTCATAGAAGCAGGAGCTAAGGTTAATGCTAGGAATCACCTTCGTGAAACACCACTCCATAAGGCTACATCAATAGAAGCAGTACGTATTCTTATAGAAGCGGGAGCTGACCCGTATGATCTAGATCATAAGGGACGATCATTTGATATGTACTTTAGAGGTCATGAAACAGCTATTAATAAAATAATTAGAAAAAATAGGAAAGTCAATGGGTAAAGGAGGTGTATTATGAAAACATTATTTAATACTAAATCAGTAGAAGAAACTAAGTTACTTATAGAAGCTGGTGCAGATGTTAATGCTAAAAGTTGGCAGGGTTACACAGTACTTCATTTTGTTGAATCAGTAGAAGAAGCTAAGTTACTTATAGAAAATGGAGCAGATGTTAATGCTAAAGATAGGTATGGTAGAACACCACTTTATTGGGTTAGATCAGCAGAGATTGCAAAGGTACTCATAGAAGCTGGTGCAGATGTTAATTTTATAGATAGTTATAACAACACACCACTTTATTTTGCTGAAACAGCAGAAGTTGCAGAGTTACTCATAGAACATGGTGCTGATGTTCATGCTGTAGCTAAATATGATACGCCACTTCATTGGGCTAAAACAAAAGAAGTTGCAAAGTTACTTGTAAAAGCAGGAGCAGATGTTCATGCTGTAGATAAATATGATAACACACCGCTTAATTATGTTAGATCAGCAGAAGTTGCAAAAGTACTTATAAAAGCAGGTGCAGATGTTAACACTAGAAACGATAGTGATAACACACCACTTCATAAGGCTAGGTCAGTAGAAGTTGCGAAGGTACTCATAGAAGCTGGTGCAGATGTTGATGCTAGGAATATATATAATGAAACACCACTTCATAAAGCTATGTCAGCAGAGATTACAAAAGTACTTATAGAACATGGTGCAGATGTGAATGCCAAGAACAGGAGCAACAGAACTCCACTTTATTTTCATTTTACTGACTTAACAGAATATACAGAAGAAGAATATGTGCTTGAAATAGCAAAAATTATAATGGTACTTATAGAAAATGGAGGTACGTTATGAAACTAATAGATACGAACGTATTAATCGATCACCCTGAGATACTAAATGAAACTGGTATTGTTATACACATATCTTGTTTAGAAGAACTTGACTTACTTAAACATAAGAAACATGAGCTATCAAAGAAGATAGGCTATGTTGCTAAAAAAATACGTGACAGCGAAACTATAACTTTCGATAAGACAGAATCAGAACAAGAAAGAGTTGACGATAAGTTACTAGATATAGCAAAGATAAACGCATACACTTTAATTACAAATGATATTCTCTTATATGTTAAAGCATCAATAAAGAAAGTCGCAGTAGAAAATTACTCACCAAAACAGGAGACATACGATGGTTACAAGGTAGTACAGATTCCTAATTATATACTTAGTACATTAAGTGTAGACCACGGCTCTCAGATCGAGACCTATAGAAACTACGTAAGACAAACTGAACGCATAGGCAATGAATATATTATATGTACTGATACATTCGGACAGACACTAAAGATATTCGATTCAAGTTTAGATGTGATAGATGATTCATCTTTTAGAAATTCATATAGCGATACAATAAGACCACTTAACCTAGAACAAAGAATGGCGATAGACTTACTTAGAAATGAAGACATACCAGTTAAGTTTTTGACTGGAAGATTCGGAAGTGGTAAAGATTTTCTTATGATAAACTATGCACTGAAGCTTATAGAAGAAGGCAAGTTCAATAACATTACTTGGGTAAGGAATAATATACCGGTCAAAGATAGCGAAGAGGTAGGTTATTTAAAAGGTTCTCTAATAGAAAAAATCTTACCTTACGCAATGCCGTTGGCGGATCACCTTGGAGGTATTGCCGAGCTAATGGAAAAAATAGATGGCGGGATAATACAACTAGAGCATCTAGGTTTCATCAGAGGACGTAACATAGAGAACTCAATCATATACTGTACTGAAGTTGAGAACATGACAGTGAGTCAAATACAATTGATCTTATCACGTGTAGGAAAAGGTAGCATGCTTATGATGAACGGGGATGCTAAGCAGGTGGATAGAGAAGTATTTAAATTAAACAATACTATAACTAGAATAGTGGACGCCTATAAAACTAATAAACTATTTGGGTATGTAAACCTTAAACATACTGAAAGATCAGAGGTAGCAAAACTAGCAGACGTGTTAGGTTAGGAGGAACGTTATGAGGTATATATCCCAATACAATTTAAACACAAGAGCACTTGAACTATTTATTACAGGATGTTGTGGTAAGTGTACTGGTTGCCATAACCATGAATTAAAATCATACGATATAGGTACTAAGATAACAGATGAAGAGATAGAAAGGATTGCTCTTAAGACCACCTCCAACATAGTGGATAACGTAATGATTATGGGTGGCGAACCATTGGATAGGCCGACAGAAGAGCTAATGGTTTTACTTAATAGACTAGACCAAACAGGGTTACCGATATGGTTATTCACAAGATATGAGATTACAGATGTGCCAGAAAAGATAAGAGAAGTGTGTGCCTTTATAAAGACAGGAGAGTATATAGAAGAATTAAGAACTAAAGGACACACATACTTCGGTATTGAACTAGCAACTTCAAATCAAAAGATATTAAAAAAAGGTACCAACTACTAAAGAAAATACAGCAGTAACTAATGCACCAGAGGTGGTTCTTCGGAACCACTTCTGACTTTCTTTTACTTCATCTATCTGTGCTTTATAAAAATCTAACTTAGTTTCTATCCGTACTAATCTTTCTAATATTTCATCTGGCATAACAACCACCTTTCTTTAAGGGAAGAATCCCTTATCTCTTAAGAATTTATTCTTGGCTTTAGAAGAAACATCCCTTAATATTTTCTGTAAAACTTTCGATCTTCCTTCATCATTCATTCTCTTATATGCACCTGATCTGATAAATGTACCGAATCTATTTTTTGTTTCCTCACCTATTCTTCTTTGGTAGTCGGCATATTCTTTACCAGACAGTTCTATTGTTTCTAATTTTGATTGTCTTGTTTTTCTACCCTTCAATTTTTTAGGTGCTATTCTAGGTAGATGTTTAGCGTCTCCAGTCTCTTCATATATTCTGCTAATTTCTTTTGTTGTTGCATCTAATTTAAGAGTAGATGTTTTTGCTGGATTGAATAACGAATTAAATATATCAGAAACTATACCTTCACCAGGTAATATTTTTATCTCTTTACCTAGTGGATCACGCTTAGCTGGTAAGACTCTACTCAAACCAGGAGTTCTATTAATTATCTTTTTAAGTTGTCTTAACATGATGCTAGGATCGTGAGTTTCTCTCTCTAATTCATCAGCTAGTTTTCTAGCTTGAGCTAATACTGATGGTGATGCTTGCGTAGTTGCTCCTAGAAAAAGTTTAAAAAGACCTGTTACAGGATTAGCCCTATCTGCAGCTCCCAGTATGCCCCTGAAAAGAGATTGTGAAACACCTGTGTTAAGACCTGCTTCTACACCTGTTTTGAGTTTAGCTAAGAAAGAATCTTTATCCAGGCCTGCAAAGTAAGCGTCTGCTCCTGCTGCCAATATAGTACCAACTGGTTGAGCCCAATCGAATGATACATACTCATCTCCAAACTTCATAGAGTAAGGGATTTTACCAATCATTTTTTCAAAAGCTCTTACCTTCTCGCTTCTGTCTGCTCCTGGTTCTATTACACCATGAGTAGCTGCAGCGTATCCTAGTAGTGCAATTGTTGTACCTGTAAGAGCTCTAGCCACTCTGTCTACAAATAATTTTTGGTTAAAGGATCCTTTAATACCACCAGTAGCTCCCAGGTGATATAGTGCTTTACCAAAACCAACTGGAGAATAATCTAAAAACTTATCAAGTATGTTTGCTGGTGTTTGTGTGAAAGGTAGTGCTGCGTCCCCAACAATCCCTAAACTTTTCTTTATGTTCTTCGCCACAGTAGCTAACACACTGTCATTTTGGAACACTTTATCAAATGCAAGTAGAGTTGCTTCGTCTTCCATGTTAGGTGTTACAATGTTAGTGCCTTTTATTGTTTTTAGCTCGTTTATTCTGGCGTTTTTGGCTCCCTGGTAGAATGGTCTATCGCCGAACTTTAAAGCTCTTCCAAGGAATGTGTGAATCGCATGTAGTGTATCGCTTTCGTATATTCTTTTTTTAGGTAACTCCATCATACCTCTTGTTGGAGATGTGTCTACCCCATATTTGATATCGTCTATCATGTCCATTAAACCTTGGTGGATACCTTCTATGTTACCTTTAAATTTTTCCTTGAGACCTATTATTGTTGTACGTTCTGATCCAGCTATTTTACTTGTAAGAGCATCTATCCCAGCACCTGGAATATCTTTAATATTATCTGCTATTAACCCTAGGACCGCATTACTTAAAGGGTTTCTTGTAATAAGTGTTATGGGGTTGAATATCATAGCCATCGTCAGAAAGGCTCTTATCTTTTCTCCTACGGTGGCGGGTTCTTTATTTGCTATAAGCTGTTGTACCTTAAGAATTTCTATTTCTTTAGCTTTTCCTGTTAACTTACCTGCTGTTTCCATACCTTGTGTTATTTGTCTTACGTCATCTGGTGTTAAGTCTGGTAGCTTATAGCCTCGTAATACAGCACTTTTAACTGTTGCGTCATCATACACACCTAAGTTTATAGCCTCAGTTACCTTCTCTATTATTTTTTTCTTTTCTGTAGACTTAGTTACATTCGCCATATTGTTAAGTAATAAACTAGCTCTGTCTTTTAATAGTCCATCATATATTTTTTGTATATTGTTAGCTAGTGCAGTAGCATCGTCCCCATTCACTCCCGTAATTTCTAGGATTTCTTCTGTCAGTTCTTTTCTCGCAGCTTCCCTTGTTAAATTACCAGACTTAGCAATTTTAGTTAAGTTTTGGCCTAGCTCTTTAATATTAAATTTAACAGTTCTTTCAACAGTTTCTTGTGCGTATGGTGGTACTATTCCTTTATTAAAATAATCATCCAATATAGCCATAGCTTCTGGATTGTTTTTAAACTTATCACTTACTATTTTCTTAGCTCCTTCCCACACTTCTGTATACTTTTCATTATTTTGTACTGCGAGTTTCAGCTACTCGGCTGGGTTTGTTTTGTATATCTTCTTAGGTGGTAACGGGCTCTCCTTTGCTACTTTAAATAATTCTCTTACCATCGCCTTTAGTGGATCTGCTTTTGGTTTCTTAGGTGCTACTGTTCCAGATATTTGTCTTGCTAGTTTTTTTGCTTCTAGATCTGGCGGTACAAAGTCATCAAGAGCTTTAGTTACAGCTTCAGTTGCAGCATTACTCTTTGCTCTGTTCACTACATTAGTTATTTCATTTGTATCTTTAGTTACTTTGTTAGCTGTCCTAGGACTTCTTTTAAGCACATCATCTAGAGCACCTTTTACAGTTCTTTGTGCATTAAGTAAAGCTCCTTCTGTTGTATCCCACTTCCAAGTTTTAAATGCCTCTATTGTTTGTCCAAGTTCTGTACCTTGAGTCTGTACTTTTTCAGTAAGCTTTTTTATTTGGTTAGCTGTGTGCGGATCGTCTATGTTTTGTACTAATTTATTCTTTAAATCCTTCATTAGAAGACCAGCTGCTGCTGTATCTTCTGATGAACTTAAACCTTGAGTTATTAATCTGTTAAGTGTACCGTCATAGTTATTATTAACCATGTCTGCTGCTTTCTGCATAGTTTCTGTATGACCTTTAACAGTATACCTTGGGTTAACTGCTTCGTCTAATTCATCTATAACATTTTTAAACTCTGGTGTTTCTAATAATCCAGAAGATGGTAATGTTCTTTCTCTGAATCCACGGAGACGTGTCGCTGCTTCTTCTGGAAGTAATCCTGTTGGTGCTTCTGCTGTTTCTTCAACAGCTTCTCTTATAACGCTTTTTCTTGCTTCCCTAGGTACCCCAGGAACAACTTCTTCTGGGAGTAATCCTGGCTGTGCTTCTGTTGTTTCTCCCATAGCTTCCCTTATAGCTCTTGTTCTTACTTCCCTAGGTACCCCAGGAACAACTTCTTCTGGGAGTAATCCTGGCTGTGCTTCTTCCGCAGCTTCTCTTAATACTCTTGTTCTTTCTGCTCCAGAAGCACCAATAGCAATCTCCTCTGGTAACATACCTGGTCTTTCTGGAACAACTTCTTCTGGAAGTAGTCCTGGCTGTGCTTCTACTGTTTCTTCAACAGCTTCTCTTGCAACTGGTGTTTCTTCAACAGCTTCTCTTGCAACTGGTTTCGCACCTCCAAACTTTCTTTTTAGTGCTTTACCAATAGAAGTTTTGCCTATTGCTTTAGTAACAGCAGTTATGGCTGCACCACCTACGCCCCCAGTAGCTCCATATAGTCCTGCTCTTTGGAGTGTTTCTCCTACACCTTCACCTCTTAACGCAGACTCTGCAGTTCCTAAACCTAACCCAGCTACAGTTTCTTGTGCTCCTATACGTAATACATCTTTACCTATTCTAGCTACTTGAGGTATTCTCGATGCAAGTTTTGATGCTAATGATGCTGGTACTACAAAACCACCAAACTTCCCTACGGCGGATGTTACTGGATATTTTTCTTCTTGAGTGAAGTCCTCTATTTTCTTTTTTATTTCGGTTCCTAGAAATTTATCTATGTTTTCTGCGATGAGAGATCCACCCATCCCAGTTCCAAAACTTCCAACAAGTGCTCGTGCTTGTTCTGATCCCATCATCAAACGTGATTCATCTGCCATTTCTTTTGCTTGCTGAAAGATGCTCTTGTCTGCATCATCTAAAGAAGCACCAGCACCTGCGTGTGCTCTTCTTACTGGGGTAGGTTCTGGAGTTACTGTCGGTGTAGGTTCTACGTCTTGGAATGCTTGTGCTTCTTCTGGTTCGACAAACAAAGATTCCATTAAGGTATCTATTTCAGAAGGTGGTTTTTGTTCTGTTGGTTTTATCTTTCCTTCTCTTATTAACCTTGCTCTTACTCCACCTTTTTTAGCTTTAGGTTTCTCTTCTTTCTCTTCTTCCTTTTCAGGTCTTATAGTCGGGGTAGGCTCTACGTCTTGGAACGCTTGTTCTTCACGTTTTTTCTTCGCCTGTAACCTTGCTCTTACTCCCATTTATTTACCTCCTTTAGGGGCGTTTCCACCCCTTCTGGTTTATTAATATATCTTGGTTAAAATCCACCTTCGCCTCTTCGTTCAACAATTGGTGCTGGTGCTTCTTCGCCCGCTTCTTCTGCCTCTCTTGCTGCCGTTTCTTGTACAACGAACTGGCCTTCAAATACCAGATCCCATAAAGTATTGTAACCCTCTACCCCGTATGCACCTATTAACATTCCTTTGATATCTGGATCTGTAAGTTCTGATTTTGCTTGTTCTACAGGTAGAGATTTGTAGTCTCTGAAGTCTTCTCCAAGACTTTGTTGTATTTCTAGTTTTGATGGTGGTTCATCTTCTTTTCCTTCTATTAAAGCTTGTGCTTTTAATTCATTTGTACTAGCATTTCTATTTTGTACTAGCAACTTACCATCCTGGTATGCTTTATTGTTAGCTACCTCTTCAATTCTTATACTTGCAATATTATCGTTGTTTCTTTTCTTTTCTTCTAGTCCTAATAGGAATTTTTCTTTATCGGTTACTATTTTAACGCCGGCTAATCTTTCGTTTTCTCTATTATGTCTTTCTACTTCTTTTGCTATTCGCTCGTTTTTCTCTTTCTCAGTAATATTTTCATCTCTTCTTATTTTTTCAATAGCCTTATTATGTCTTATATTTTCACCTATTTTTAGTCTTTCTCTATCGTCATCTGTTAGTATTTTGAGTTCCTTTATATATTCGTTTGCTTTATTACTTCTTATTTCTTCATCTTTAAGAGCGTTATCAATTTCAAGCTTTCCTTCTTTATATTGTTTATCACTTTCCGCTATAAACCTATCTGTTATAGCATTGTATTTATCTACTAAGAATTTCTGATCGTTTTTCTTTTCCTGTATGTCAACTTTATCCTGTTCGGTAAGTGCCAGTGATTCTTTAAGACTCATTTCTCTTTCTTCCATTCCTCTTTCAAACGCTACGTCTTCTGCTTCTAATTTTTTAGCACCCAGTTCATTTACTAAGTCAAGATACTTTTCAGGACCTATTTTATCTATCATATTACTAGCCCATAAAGGACTTGTTACTACTTTAATAGCGTCCTCTGGACTAAGATGTGCTATATTTGCTTTTAAATTAGCTAAGTAAGTTAATTGTTCTGTTTCTTTTGCGGCTTCTTCTTCTTCTCTTTCTCTGACTCCCTCTTCTGCTATTTCTTTTTGGCTAGCTTCATAATCCATAATACCTATAGTGTTTTCCTTATCTTTATCTTTTCTTTTTAAGTCCGCATCTAAATTAAAACTGGTTTTTTCTGATTGTTTTAAAAGTTCGAAAGCTTGTGCTTGTGCGGTTTCAGATAAAGTTCCAACAGGTACTCCTAGAATAACACTGTCTCTATTATCAACGAATCCTCTTAGTTCTGTTCTTTGTTGGGCTAACTTTATTTCTCTATCCTTTGCTGCTAATTGTGCTTGCTTTTCTTCGGTTTCTTTTTGTACTACTTGGAATAAAGTATCTAAGTTATCGCTGATTGTTCTTAAGTCTGCAGCTCTTAAAGCCTCTACTACATCTATTTTATTAAAAGTATTTCTTACGAAATCTTTATATTGGTTATAAGCAGACTCATCTAGTCTTTCTAATACTCCAACTCTTTGTAGTTGGTTCTGTATATTCTGGTTATATCTTTGGAATGCTATCTGCTCGTACTGTGGTACTAGTTGTTGCGATACTTGTTGTAATCTTTCAGCAGTCATTGTAGAGGGTATTAGTCCTCTTCTATTCATCTCATTCATTACCTGCTGTTGACTTTGCTGTTGTGCTTGTTTTAAGAATGGGTCTTGTGCAGGATCGAAAGCAAATGGAGTTTCAAAAGTATCCCTTAATATCTGCTCTATCTGTCCTCTATATATTGGTTGGAACGGATCTATTTGAGACAACATTTGGTCTATTCTTTGTTGTGCTTCCTGTGTAGTTTGTGTAGCCTTCTCCATGAATGGTCTAACTTCTTGTCTTAGTGTTGTCGGCTGTGGTTGTATTATAGGTGCTGGTACTCTAGGTGCAGCGGGTCTTAAGCTTGGAGGTGGTACTGTTGGTTGCACTGGTTGTTGTACTGGTTGTTGTACCGGCGGTGCAGGTGGACCAAGTAGTCTACCTAACTCTTCTTGAGAATACACCCTATCACCTGGGATTAATTGTTGTGTTCCTGCTGGAGCTACTGGTGTGGTTGGCCTAGGAGCTACTGGTGTAGTTGGTTTAGGAGCTACTGCTGCTCTTCTGGTTGGAGCTGGAGTTGCGGGTTGTCGTTGTACTGGTGGTGCCGGCGGACCAAGTAGTCTGCCTAACTCTTCTTGAGAATATACTCTGTCTCCTGGAATAAGCGGTTGACCAGGTCTTACATCTTGTAACGGAGGTGGAGGTGGTGCTAAAGGCTTACCTGCTCTTAATCCTGTTACATCTTCGCTTGAAACAGATTCCAATTCAAACTTATTTGTTCTTGGGTTTAAAGTCCAACTTGGCATTAATTCACTTCCTTTCTTAAATACTAGTGGTCGCTATACCTAAATTAATTAATATTTGTTTAATCTCGTTGACAAGAGTATTAGTAGCATTTAACTCTGTTGCAGTAGCTAATGGGTCTGTTAATACCGTACTACCTGTAACAGCTGTAGATAAGTCATTACCTATATCTGTAGTAAATGTTACAAAGTCTCCTATCTCTTGCAATACTCCTTCTACACTTGTGCTAGTATAATACCCACCCGTGTCATCTATTTTTACATTCTCGGCTGGCAGGTTTAATATGGTAGAACCTAGTTCTTGTAAGGCACCTTCTACGCTTGTAGATGTGTAGTAACCTCCTGTGTCATCTATCTTTACATTCTCAGCAGGTATGTTTAACAGAGTAGAACCTAGTTCTTGCAAAGCACCTTCAACACTGGTACTGTCATAATACCCACCAGTATCATCTATCTTTGAGTTTTCAGCAGGTAGATTTAATACGGTAGAGCCTAGTTGTTGGAGTGCGTTTTCTATTTCACCGCCTGCAAAATATCCTCCAGCATCTGTTATGGGGATATCGCTAGCGTCTACTTCGTTTGCATCTAAACCAAAATCTATATTGCTTGCTTTTATTGCTGTAGTACCTACCGCTAATCCAGTAGAAGCTATATTAGAATTATCTAAGTTACGATCTAGGAGGTAGTTTAATGTCCTAGCCCATTGCTTTAAAGTTTCTTCTGGTGAGTTATATAATTTAAACTTCTCTAATGGCATACATTATCTCCTCCTGATCCTGTAGTTTTTTTCTAAGTAATGGATATCACATTGTCCAGTACCATCAAACTTTAATCTATACCAGTTCTCATCATTTAAATCTGTTGTGGGTATATTCAATAAAGTATTAGCTTCCTCACCTATTAGTTGTAGGTCACTGGATACAGCTAATGAAGTAAAGTTTGTACTGGATACACTAGTTGAATAAGATATATTTAATGTGCTTGTTGTAGAAGCATTGTATATTAAACTTATATCTGATACTGATATCTTTTGGGACACATCATTTTCTTTGAAAGGTTTGGTTATGAATTCCCAGGATATCGCTGTACCGTTATCATCGGTAGCATCCATGTCCCTCATATCTAGTATACCTCCTGTGCTATCTGAACCGTATAGAGTATTCTGTATAGTTACAAAATATTTAAAGTTTCCAGTTTCGATATACCATTTCCGTATATCTGAATCATAAACCAATATCAAGTTATTATCTGTATTATTGTATGGTATTGCTAAGTAATAGAAACCATTTATGTTTCCTCCAGCACACTTAACTCTATTCGCATAGTTTATGTCATCTATGTAAGTATCAACTAATAAGCTTATCTTTACTGGAGAAGCACCTTGGTATTCATACACACCATCTTGTGCTAACCAATATAATTTATTGTTTACTTTAATTATTGACTTATCACTAATACATCCTATGTTACCCTCTATGTCTATTAACTGAAAGTTCTCTGGAGAATCACCGTATAACTCATGCATACTGAATTCAGTAAACACTATAACGTGGTCATTATATTCAAAGATACCAGTTATATCTCCTCTTGCTCTAGTTATTGTTATACTACCTGAATCATTTGCAGTAGTCCAATCGTTTATATTATTCAATGCTGAGTAATAAACAGTAGCTCCAGAAGCTGCGAATACTCTACCTCTGTGTACTGTGAATAGTTTTGTATTAGGTGTGCTTGCATCACCCAAGGAATATCCAGTAGAACTGGTACTCTCTCCATCCCAGTATAGTTTTTGTGTACTGTTCATCATCAAGGTATATCGTATTGACCCTGTATTAAAGTCAAGTATTCTACCTTCTGTGCTTGATAAACTGCTAGATAAATTTACAAATGCACTGCTACCCGAATCCCAATACTTCCATAACACTCCATCTAATACATGTAATTGATCGTTATCTCTTTCGCCTATGCCGTTAGGTGTTGTCACTGTAGGCATAGTAGAATTATAGAAAGTCCTGCCGTATCTAACAGACATGGCAGGATAGTTTTGACTTCCTATATTTCTAAGATAAGATGCTTCGGAATCCTTTATGTTGAAGGCTGGAACTGCTGTGTTTATACCGTCACCTAGAGTACTTATTATTTGTTTTCTTTCAAACCTTGTTGGTTTCCATAATGCCACTAGAAGTCCCACCCTTCTTGATATGATATTCTTTCTCTTGGATTCTTCATCTTTCTATTTGCTCTGTCCATCTTCAAACGTCTTTCTATTTCCATAGCATCTGCTTCATAGTTATTTGCTAGGTCGATATCTGGATAGCTACCAGACTTAGCTATACGTGATATAACTCTGAACTTAATGTAATCCAGCCAGTCTTCTTCTAGGTTAAGTTCAACAGCTGAATCATCTGTACTAGTAAATAATACTGGACGTTTACTATATATTATCCTACCTGTGTACCCATTCTTATCTGGTACTGGGAATACACCAATCTTGCCGAACACATCATAATAGAAGTTTCCTCCTGACATCTCTTGGTCTAACCCAGCAAACTCGTAGTTATCGAAGGTGGTTTCTGAATCAACAGCTTCTGTGGAAGATGTTACAAGTACTTGTTGTATTTGATCTATATCACAATCACTCGGTAGTGCGTATGAGAATTGATCTGCTACAGTATTGAATGTAGCCATTCCACTGGGATTCATGAATTTAAATATTTTTCTTTGTTCATCGTTTATGAAAGATATCTTCATTGTACTCCCAAACTTGTTGGGATATACGGTATCTATATACGTTAGTACATTACCTAATGTAGCCATCTAACCACCCCCTTTAACTTAACTCTTGTACTGCTACGTGTCTATTAGGTGTACCTTCTCCAGATATAGCAACCCCGTTAGTATCAGTATCATCAAAATCTACAGATATTTCTACAACTTTACCATAGTTACTACCTTGTACGTCTTTATAAGCTACTATTGCGTTGGTTGTATCTATACTTGTTATAGCATTATAGTCACTATTTCCGCTTTCATATATAAGCTCGCTACCTACAGTGGGAACAGTACCACTTATAGTAGCAACTAAAGCAACCCCGTCAAAATTAGCTGAATCATCTCCAAATGCTATTGCTATTTTATCTGTGTCTAATTTGGTTACAGATATCCAGAATGAGCTTACTGAACTTATAGATACACTTGTTCCGAAACTTGGCACAGTACCACTTACTGTTGCCACTATACACGAGCCATAATACGAATTACCTGCGTCCCTATATGCTATTGCTATTTTATCTGTATCTATATCAACCATAGATATATAGAGTGAATCAGCACTATTGAACACTACGGCACTTCCGAAAGAGGGTACTGTTCCAGATATTGTTGCTATTATACAAGTTCCATAGCTAGAGTTACCTTCATCTCTATATGCTACTGCTATTTTATCTGTGTCTAATTTAGCTATATAAGTATACGTGGTAGTAGCACTTTCAAAAACAACCTCACTTCCAAAGCTTGGAGTAGTACCACTTATGGTGGCAACTATACATGTGCCATAACTACTATTACCAGAATCTTCATAAGATACTGCTATTTTATCTGTGTCTACAGCTATCACAGAATTATATTTAGCCTCACCTGAATTATACGATACTGCAGTTCCAAAGCTTGGAGTAGTACCACTTATAGTAGCTATAGCACACTTGCCGTTAGTACCTGTATTATAACATACTGCTATTTTATCAGTGCTGGTTAAGCATACACTTGTATATTGTCCCACCTCACTTGCTATAACAACTGGTGTGCCTATTGTAAAAGAACTACCATCAGTAGTAGCAATTACACAAGTTATATAATTGCTATTTCCAGCGTCTGAATACGCTATTGCTACTTTAGTAGAATTTACTTTACATATACTTACCCAATTGGTTGTGGCACTCTCGAACGTTGAAGGATCTATATCCAGTGTTAAATCTGTACCGATTGGTTTTTCAGCATTTGCTCCTGTTATTTTAACTAGATCTCCTAAAGATATGGTAGGTCCTGTCGCTGTAAGTTTCTTAGCCCCTGCTACTGCTTTTGTACTTTGTATTCCCATTATGTCACCTTCAATCCGCTGATATTAACTGTCATAGCACTTGCTGTATCAGCTTTAGCTTGTATTGTATCACTGGTACTATCTAAGATTCCTGCTATAGATAGTATCTTAGTTTCTCCTGTAGCAAATGTACTATCCCACAGTATTGCATTACTACTTCCTGCAGTACCAGCAGAGCTATTAAATACAGGAACTAAACATAAATCTAATTTAACTGCTGCTGATGTGCTTGTGTTACAAGCTATTATGTCTTTTATAATAATACCTGGAGTGGCATCTACTGTATATAAAGTAGTGAATGTTGTACTAGGCTGTCCTGTATAAAATCTCTTTATTGCATTTGCCATATTATCCTCCTCCTAACATCCACGCTAATAATTCTATACCATCAAACTCAGTTGATACAGATGTGATGTCATCCCACGCAGGAACACCATTTACACTAGTTACCAATACTTGATTGGCTGCACCTTTGGCTAACCTAGCT